GGTAGATTCAACGATGATCCAGTGAATTCAAACAATCGTCCTCGTCACCGTAACGCCGTCGCGTATACACACAACAAACCCGCTGTCAAGCGTAATCAAAACAGGAATAAGAGCAACAATGCCAAAAAAATTCAGTGGAAGGAAAATGCAGTGAATAACATGCCCGAGGATCATATCGCCGGCCACAACTTTTCGAACGGCCAAAAGGCGGTCAAGTATACGTACGGACGTGTTTCTCAGTACCTGCTCCCACAATCCTTCCGTAACCAGGCGCGCATGGGCATGACGGATGCGTATAACAAACCCGGATCCTTCTCCATGTTTCAAAATCCGTTCACGCGTGCGAACGTGAAACGGGCGAACATCTCGTTCGTGATCCTCAAGAATAAGAACCAGGGCCGCGCCACAAAGCTCAAGACCCAAGCCGCGAAGAAAATTCAAACCGCGCGTCGAAAGCAGGTGAAAAACAGAGTCTCGGCTCGAAGGACACTTCTTGCAAACGCGGCGTCCAAAAGAAAACGGTCGCCCAAGTAGAAATTTTTGTTATGCTATTGTAAGTCATGGCATCCTTAAACAACCGAGCGCGGATTTGGGCGCAACGATTTTCTGGCTTAAGCGACGACCAAAAACGTCATTTAATGGCGAATTATAGCATCCCGGGAGACAAACCTGGGTTTAGAAATCTGCGTTTAGGGTGGGGAAAAGTCTTCCGCCTCGGTCACAAATTGGGAATTCGGGTTGTTCGAGCTCGATTTGCCGCCGATTTTGAAAAGTTCAGGACGCGAACTACACACCCTAACAACCGGCCGGCAGACGCGAACTATGACCTTTCAGGTCGACCCTTTAGCTCCATGGATGACGGAACCTTTTGGACTGGAGCCCCAGTAACACCGACGAACCCGAACGGCCTTTTCCCCGCGGATCCGAGAGTCGCGAAGGTGAAGACCTTCCTCAGGAAATACCTTACCCGGGAACCTACCGATAAAGATGTAGATTGGTTCGTGTACACATACTTTGGATCCGACGCGTATCACTCTGAGTTAGATGATTTGGGTGATATGTTTTACGGTATGCAGGATAGTTATTATAACGCGCGGGGTAGGAGGACACGAAGAAACGCCGGCAACTTTAACTTTAATTTAATCAGCCCACCTATACGGCGAAACCAAAGAAGAATTCGTTCTGGTGTAGGGTATAACAGGAGCACCTACCGTTACCACGGTGGAGACATGACCAACTCCAACTCCAACTCAAACAATCGTCACCGTAACGCCGTCGCGTATACACGCAACAAACCCGCTGTCAAGCGTAATCAAAACAGGAATAAGACCAACACCGCTAAACGCATCCAGTGGAAGGAAAATGCAGTGAATAACATGCCCGAGGATCATATCGCCGGCCACAACTTTTCGAACGGTCAAAAGGCGGTCAAATATACGTACGGACGTGTTTCTCAGTACCTGCTCCCGCAGTCCTTCCGTAACCAGGCACGGATGAGCATGACGGATGCGTATAACAAACCCGGATCCTTCTCCATGTTTCAAAATCCGTTCACCCGTGCGAACGTGAAACGGGCGAACATCTCGTTCGTGATCCTCAAGAATAAGAACCAGGGTCGCGCCACAAAGCTCAAGACCCAAGCCGCGAAGAAAATTCAAACCGCGCGTCGAAAGCAGGTGAAAAAGCGAGTCTCGACCGCGGCGTCCAAAAGAAAACGGTCGCCCAAGTAGATATTATCACGTTTTTTTAATTTGGGTGGCAAAATTGTTGATTTTCAACAATAACACAGAAATTTTTGTTATGCTTCTATAGTTTAAAAGAATTTTGTATTACGATTAAACCCAAAAACCCCCCTAAATATCACTGCGTACCTAAATATCATAGTATATTTACGGATGAGGAATTTCCTCATTATATTTAAGGTTCTGTCGTTTAGGGGAACTTGCACAACACGACGCATATACACGCTCCGCGAGACGCTCCAGGGCGAAGTTCGCCGTTACGCATCCCCTCAGGCTCAAACTCGGTGAGTGCACGCAGGACACCATTTGACACATCATACTCGAGTTTCAGCTTCTATCTCGTCATAGTCGCTCCGCGGCGGCGTCGATCTTGTTGCGCCGGCTGCGCCGGGGCATATCACGTTTTTTGAATTCGCCCAAGTATAAAAATTAAGATACGTGATTCAAGTATCTTAATTTTTATTTATTTGAATTTTTTTATACAAATACTGCGTATGAGTATTTAGTTGGAAAAAGCGAGACCGCCCATTCCCGATTGGATCCTCAGGACGTTATAGTTGGTCGCGAACATGTGGAGGTTGGTCGCAGCGCTGGAGGCAACGGTGGTGATGGCGACCTGCGCGTTATCGATGCGCGAGAAGTTGCACGTGCCCGTGGGCTGGTGTTCTTCAGGCTTGAGCGCGAAACTATAACTATACACGCCGGGGTAGGGGCAGCCGGAGTGATGGTTGTACGGCTGGATCTGGTTAAAGTATTTCCCGCCCTGGGCCTTGAAGCGGTCCTGGCCGTTGAGCACGAGCTTGAACTCGGTCATCGCAGCATCAGACTCCTCGGTCCAGGCAACCGCGGACGCACCACCAGTGGTTACGACAGGGGCGCCGGTAGCCGCAGAGATGGGAAGGTTCTGCGCACCGATAGTGGTCGTGGTGTCCACGGTGCCCGCGGAGATCACGGGGTGAGTGGAACCCTTACCGAAGTGCCAGTGGCTCGCGGCATCCGAACCAGCGAGGCACCAGACGAGCTCCTTGATCGGGTGATTGTACGACAGACGGATCTGCTTGGTACCGCCGGCGGTGCCGTCGACGGTGTCGACACCGGTGTGCTGGGTCTGCTCGATGAGGTACTCGTGACCCTTCTGCGCAAAACGACGACGCTCCTCGGTGTCGAGGTAGATGTAGTTCGCCCACACCTTGAAGACACCCTTGTTGAGGTAGGTCTCCATGTCCGACGCGAGATCGAAATCAATGCGTACTTCGTGATACTGGAGCGCGATGAGCGGCAGGTAAAGCCCCGGGTTGCGGTTGAAGAAGAACATAAGGGGGAGGAAGACGGTCTTGCCATCCTCGGCGGTGGTGAGCTTAGCGTAAGTGTTCTTCTTGGCCTCATCAAGGTGAAGCTCAGTGTAGAGCCTCCACCACTTCTGGTACTGCTTGTCGACGCGCTGACCGCCGATGGAAAGCTCGACCGAAGAAATAGCACGCTCGGCGACCCAGCAAGCAGCCGCGGTGCCCGCAGTGGCGTCGGACTCGAGCTGGACGTACATGTCGCCGACGAGGTCACCGTTGCGAGCGATGGTCACGGAGACGCGGCCGGAGTTGGCGGGGTTACCGTTGAGGGTCTGTTCGATGTTCTCCATCGCGAAGTTCGTGTGGCGCTTGTATTTGGCCTGGTAAAAAGTTACCTCCGGGTTTCCCGTTAGGTATACGTCCTGTGCGCCATAGGCGACGAGCTGCATGAGTCCGCCAGCCATTTTTGTGTGAGTGTTTGTACTATAGACTGAGAAAATAAATTTGGGTAATTCCGCATTTCAAAATTTATCCTGACTGAAACGCGGTAAAATTCAGGTCGAATTTTCTCAGCCCATGTAAAATGTCGACACAGCCTGAGGAAATGAAAGACGAAGAAATCGAGGAGGGTGAGATCCTGACTGACGAGGAGGACGACGACCTCATGGACCTCGAGGACGAGGACGAGGTGGACGTCGCCTCCCTGATGACTTCCCTCCTCGCGACCGAAGACGGCGACACCGTGTGTACCGCCTTGGTTGCGATCAGTCAGCAACTTCAGACCCAAAACAGGATCCTGATCAAAATTCTCACAGAGCTTAAAGCTTGAAATTGATTTAGAGAGAAAAATTGTATAATAAATAACTATGGAAGGCACTCACTTCATCGATAAGCAACCCGACCGGTATGAAGCACTACTGGAACTGGAGAAGCGGTCAATCGAGTCGATGAATGAGGAAGATATTTTATCGGTTGTCGAAATTTTCGAAGATGCCTGGGACCTCAGGCGGTGCGATCACCGGGATGCGCGCGAGCTCGGCTACCGCCAGTTCATACACCCGGACTTTTGGGACCGAAACGGACCGATCGCCGAACGTATCGACATTCGCGCCATCAAGGCGATCAAGGAAAAGCAACGGCGCTACCTCATAAATCTCAGGGGAAGGATGGGTGCCCTGGGGATCAAGTCGAAACAGAACGAAGACGGGTTCACGCTCCTGAAACGGGTGAACAACATCGGCAAACAGGTCAAGGACGGATTCGAGAACGTGCGCAGGCACTGGAACGTGTTCGAGCGGACGGTGAATCCCACTGCCGAACCCCTGTTGACGAAGTTTTCAGACCCGCTCGCGATGGACGACGACGAGATCGAGAAGTGCACGCCGTACCAGAAATCGATCATCCACAGCCTCGACGAGGCACACAACCGCGGGTACAGGCGGTACCGTGACCACTGCTACGAGGAGATCAAATCACCTTTCGGGTACGGGACCCGCGCCTGGCGCCCGAAATACGAGATCCTCGCCTTCGTGCACTCCCTCGCCCCGAAAGACGAAGAGTTCGAGAACTGGAGGAACTTTACCAGCAAAGGCGGGTGCTACAGGGACGTCGCGAGCCACATGACCAACTGTGTCGACCCCCAGTTCCCCGCGATCGAAAAGAGGCGACACGCCTGGTCGTTCAAGAACGGTCTTTTCATCGGCAAGGAGGACGGTCCCGGGGTCAAGGGTCACCCCACGTGTAAATTCTACCCTTACGACAGTCAGGATTTCCGTGCTCTGGACCCGACCATCATCGCGTGCAAGTACTTCGATCAGGAGTTCATCGACTACTCCCACGTCGAGGACTGGTACGACATTCCCACCCCCAACTTCAACAAGATCCTTCACTACCAGAAATTCGAGGAGGAGGTGTGCAAGTGGGCGTACGTG